ACGACAAGACTGGACCCACTCGATTCATGTTCCTTTGCAAATCCATCTTCAGCTTTAGTGGAGGTCCATACGAGTTGTTTCGTGGCACCAGCTTGAAGGAGAAGCTCGACGCTGGATACGTGTTCATTCTTCAGACCGCCAAGACCCGTAAAATTCAGAGCTGGTCTCGTGACAAGACGATCGCCCACGATTTCATTGGGGGTGGTTTCAGCTACAGTCGTCACGACTTATACGTGATACGTGGTCGCATCCCTACAAAGCTGATCATAGCCACAGACACTATGTGGGAATCCCTTGGAGAGTTTGCAGACTCGTCGCTAGGTAAAAAGTACTTCAGCCGCGTTGCCGACGGCTTGCTGGCGCAGCTACCGGAAAGATTCCAGGAAGTCAACCTGCCGGCTTACTACAAAGCCAAGGGAAATCAGTCCCTCCGTAAAGCGATTGCAATCGCGGTTAGTAAGTCCTTGGCGCAAATCTGCAGTCTTGGACTCTTGCACGGACACGAAAGAGAAGCGGTAATCGACTTCACGTCCGGATTCAAGCCTTCGTGCGAAGTCGTGTACCGCGAACGGGGCTAGCAGGTGCGAACATGCAACACATCAAAACCATCGACTTCTCCGGTCAGTACCTACGGCTCGTAGCAGGCTCAGACGACGAAGCTCACCAAGAAGCCCTGGATGAGACTGGCTTCTGGGGAACTAAGGGCGCAGGCTGCTTGATTCTCTGCTCGTCCACAAAACGCTTCCTGCTCGGCCTACGCTCCAAGGACGTTGAAGAGCCTCTCACCTGGGGCGGCTTCGGTGGGGCCATAGACTCCAAGGAGAACCCCAAGACGGCGGCTATCCGCGAAGTGCAGGAAGAAACGGGTCTCTCCACCAAGGCCAAGCTCTACCCGCTCTACGTCTTTCGCAGTGGCAGCTTTGAGTACTACAACTTCCTGGCAATCGTTGACAGGGAGTACCGACCCAAGCTGGACTGGGAAACATCCCGCGCTCAGTGGTGCAACTGGGGTGAGTTCCCCGGCCCGCACCACTTCGGCCTGACTGCAATCCTGCAGGACAAGGCATCCGTCACCACCATCAAGAGGTTCCTGAAATGAGCAACACTTTCGTTATCCGAGCCTCGTCCCCGGTCCTCTCCAAGGCGGACGAGGCTCAGGCAATCAAGTACCTGAAGTCGCTCGGCATCACTCTGCGCGACACTGGCAGTAACGTCAACGGCACCGGGTGGGTGGAGTTCGACCTCGGTGGCAAGAAGGATACGGACAACGCTATTTCCCGCCTCACCAAAGCTATCGGTAAGCCGGAAACCCGCAAGGGTGGGTACTCCACGAAGCACGTTTGGAAGGTGGCGGGGAAGAATAGAACCATCGAGATCGATGTCGACTTGGAAGACCCAGACGCTTCGACCATCGCCCTTTCTGACACTGAAGACTATGCTGTCCAACGTCGTCTTCAGCGCAAGGACGCCAACCAAAAGCTCAAGCCTCTCAAGCCGATTGATCGCAAGCTCAAACCCGCCGAGCTTCAACTGTTCGCGGCCATCTTTACCGTCACCAATCTAGGCCTCGGGAGCGCCAAAGTCCAAGGGGAATCCCTGAAGGTGAGTATCAGCAACAGCTCCTTCGACGACGCCTTCAAGCTGCGTGGCGATCTGTCCATGTTGGCACGCACCATCCTTGACGACTTGATCAATTCCGTGGACGGTGACATGGCGGGAGACGACATCGACGCTGAATACAGAGGCTGGCTCAAAGATCTGAAGAAGGACACTCTGTACTCGCTCGCCAAGGTCCACACTGACATGATTGACCTGTGTATGTACCTCGCCGCTCACTAGACGCTGTTCAAGCCATCGCCTCTCCACCAACCGGCAGGCCTTGGCTGCAATTCCCGTATACCAACAACCAAAACCCACTAGATGACCGCCACTCAACGCTACTCACCGTAACATTCAGAAAGCATCACCATGTTCACCAACTCCTTCATCTCACGCGCCACCTCCTTCCCCGTTCAATCCGTCGGGAACCAAGAGGACAAAGATGACCTCTGGTCGCTGGCGTTCAAGATCTGGAACAGCAAGGACAACTCCGGCGGACAGCCTATTACAGTCAACTCCCTGGCCGACTTCATGTACTCCACGGTAGTTGACTCCATCAACTTCACTCGTGCCTACGGAAAGAACAAGAAGGCAGCCGTAGACGACGCCAAGAAGGCTGCCAAGAAGTACCTGGGAAAGAACTGATGGAATCCATCAACCACTTCCTCAGCCGGGCTACCTCTTACGTCTCGGCCGCCGCCCCGGTAACGCCCGAGCTGCTTGCCTTCGTGGCCGATTACAAGGCTCAGACCGCCCGCAATCCCTTCGCGCCACGGATGCGAGTGTGGAACGACTCCGTTGGCTTCGAGCTCTCCGTCTTCGTCGGGCGCATCAGCCTCGGCTTCGTGGTGTCCTTGATGGAGAAGGGTACCGGCAACGCTTCCAAGGCAATGATGTGGCTCGTTTCGCTGGCGGACAAGCACCAAGTAGTGATGGAGCTCGACGTGTCTCCAGTCAAGCAGGCCGGCGCTAAGAACAGCCGGAGCCTGTCCACCCCTGAACTCCGCAAGTTCTATGCCAAGTTCGGCTTCAAGAAGTCTGGACCTGAACTGATGGTCCGCAACCCAACCTGACCACAACATGCCCATCATCAGCAACTCCGGCGGGAACCGGGTCATCAATCCCAACGCGCGAGCTGCTGATGTGGCTCGGGCAACTCTGGACGCGGTCATCCCCATCCAGAACCGCAAGCAAGACGCTGCCTTCCTCGTCAATGGGTATACCGGCGTCCTGTACTCCTACCTCACCAACGGCACCAAGTGCGCTTGCCAGTCCAAACGCAAGGCCATCAACACTCGCCTGAACGAGCAAGGCAAGGCACCGCCCGGCGTCATCAACGAGATGCTGATCCCCGGCAAGAACTTCGGGGTCAGGGCGTACGGCACGCACCGCAAGTCTGACGACGCTCTCAAGGCGGCTGCTGGCCCAACACCAGCCGTGTTCAAGGTCGACCTCGGTGCGTACCAAGCCCCAGTGCCCCTCGCCTCTCTGTTCGACGAGTCCGACCTGGACACTTCCACCCGCACGCCGCTTGGCTCGCTGCAGGACCGGCCCTCTACCGCAACTGGTCAAGACGCCGACGTCGCCACGGTTCTGTTCGAGGACGACCCCGACGCAGCATCCAATCGGCTGTCTGATTTCGACGGTGGCCTGTTCGGATACACGGACATCTCCTGCCCCTGCTGCTTCGGCTCCGGCTTCCTCGGTGGGTACTCCATCCTGTCCGGGAAGCGCGTCATCCTCAACTTCCAGGACCCCACCATCATCCTCCCTGCCACCGCAGTCATCCTAGTCGAAAAGGAGATCCCGCCAATTTTATCTACATCGGCGGCCTGGGTAGTGTTGCTCCCGGCCGGCACAGAAAGCGTAGATGCCCTCCGTCTATGGAACGTGACCACCCCTGTCAACACGGGCACTATCAGCGTGGACGGCGTGCCGCTCACCAAGCAAGCCGAACTGCTCCTGTACTGTGATGGCCGGCCACACTCTATCTCCGTGAACTTCTCGGACACCACCGAGTTCACGCACCTGGAGATCCAGCTCAACCAGTCCACCTTCCCGGCCAACTTTGAGTTGCCCAAGCTGAACAAGGGTTCCAATGTCACGCTGCGTGAAACGACAGACCCCTTCTCCATCTCTCTGTCGCCACGTATCCCTGCTGTTAAGACCATGGACGTCATCGTCGAGTCCACGTTCGGCAAGGCTCTGCAGGTGAAGTCTGTTACCGGCCTCAACACCCGCCAGCTCTCAACAATGGGCTGGGAAGTTGAAGTCCGACCGGCTCAGCCACAGGAACTGTTCTGGATGCTGCCTCGCAGGCTTCCCACGTCTTTTGCGAACAAGACTCCGATCGTGCGTGACAACGCTTCACCCAACCAATCTTTCACCAGGACCTGACATGACCAACACCTTCGCTGTCCGAGCTGCCCGCGATAACTTCGCACTCTTCGTAGAGATGGTGTCGGACCGTCTATACTGGTTCCGGAACAGGGAAGGCCCCAACATCATGAAAGACCCGCAGTTCCTCTTCCTAGTGCACGGTGCTGCTGAGGCCCTCCGTGGTGAAGCATATAGCCTGCGCGCATGACCAATTCCTTTCTCTCAAGAGCCAACTTGGCCGTGGCTGCAGGTGTATCCAAGTCCGCTGCCCTCTCCTACATCAAGTCGCTCGGTGTCGTCCTGAAGGCAACGCAACCTTCCATAGCCCAGAACGCCTTCATTCGGTTCAGCCTGGATGACCGCGAGTACAAGACCGCCCTTGCGCACCTTACAGACACGCAAGGTAAGCCCGTATATAGCTACTCCAACGAGGCGCACGGACGTTCGAACCAGTACTACTCTTGGGTGGACGGACAGCGCAGGGTAACTCTGTCCCAGATAGCCGGTGAATGGGGAATGGTATCCTTCGGAATTGCCTTGAGCGATGGTTCTGTTAGCAAGCCCTACACCGATGACGAGGTGACGGACTAACCAGGCCTACGGCCAACACCCTCCGCCAGCGTCACGTCACGGAGTCCCCAGTGGCCCCTGGCGGGGCTAAAACCGGTCCCAGGTCCAGTTCCACCTGCCTTCCCAAATCACCTCCAAATCGCTCTGTTTGTCCGCCTTTCTGAAGGACTCCAAATGAACCCTTTTCTGCAGCGCGTACAGGCCAGTGCGGAACTGGACCGGTCTCTGAGCGGTCTGTCCTGCACTCGCTTCCTTTCCAAGTCCAAATCATCAAAAGATCTCAGCTCTGAAGTCCTGTTGGCCGCCCTCGGGAAGCTCCATTCCGCAGCCAACCTCAAAGCCGGCACGCTCCACTTCGATCGAGTGTCGTCTGACAGAGTTGACTGTATCATTCCTAGATCCAACATCAGCTCCTCGTCTTCCCTGGAAGCCATTGCTGACACCCTCAGCCCGACTCTGACGAAGGCAGGCTGGTGGCGTCTGGAAGTTACCGCTTCTCCAGCCTCCAAAGAGACTCGCATCTCCATGATCCGTCGCCAACCGAAAGCCTGAAGTGTCTGAGTCATACGAGTACAAGCCGCCACATGGTTCTCCACCGTCCAAGCGCTACTCACCGTCCAGCAACAAGCCTGACTGGGACGTTACGATCCCGCTCGGCTCAGAGCTGATCCAACGCCGAGTATCCGCTGAAGACAAGACGAAAGCCTTCAAGCGTGTAGTGATGGAGCTGTCTCGTGGCCTCAACAAGCAGCCCGCAACCCTGTTCCGGCAGATCTATGCAGACAAGAAGTACACGGTCAAGCCAGCAACTGCCACCAACATGAACCCAACTCCCTCCTCCACCTTCATCGCCCGCGCCCAAAGCGTCGTTGCGTATACACCTTCCATTGCTGGTGACCTTGAGCGCATCGATCGCCTGCCGCTCGTGGAGTCCGTCCGCGTCTACAGCAAGAACGGCAACGAAGTGGTGTATCGCGCCACTATGCCCGTCGGCGTGAAGATGCATCAGGTACGGGAGCTCACTGGCCACATCCAGAACCTGTTCGGTGCTCGACTTCTAAGCAGCGGACCTTCGCAGGAGAAGGACGACGCTGGCAAGACACGCGAGATCGTTGAGGTCCGCACTTCCCTCCTCTCTTTGGTTTGACAAAGGAACTAAAGTGATCAAGCCAGCATCACACGACTTTCAGTTTGGCCTTGGTGCTACTCTCCGCAAGACTTTTGTTCGCAGCAAGGCCGGTGTTCCCGTTGACATGACTGGCTTCACAGGCCTCTGTCATTTCAGGGATCCGGCCGCCCCAGTTGAGGCTGAACCGGCGCTCGTCTTTTCATCCGCCAACGGTGGATTCCTGCTTGACCCAACTGCCGGTAAGTTTGCGCTGTACGCTGGAATCAGTACCATCGCGGTGCTTACACCAAACATTCACTACCTGTATGACATCCTGCTGACCGACGTCCTTGGCAACGGGGACTCATTCTACATTGTGAAAGGCACTGCCACTCCATCTCTAATGGCGACCAGATGACAGACTTCGTCATAGTAGAGTCCTCAGCAGACCAGACCGTCAAAGACGAGACATCTTTCACCTCTGTTTACATAGAACAGGTGCTGGAAACGATCCAAGCCGTTATCCAAACTGATGGGTCTCTGCCAGTCGTAACTTCCCCCGCCGACGTCGTTTCACTGCAAGTGTCTCAGGAGATGGTAAACTTGTACTACGAGGTAGTAAATATTGACAACGTGGTCACTGAGTCCCTAGAATCCACCATTGTAGAACCAGTTCACTGGAACACCGCTGGCTACCCAGCTTCTGTGTTCAAGCCGACTCTTTACGACGGTGGCATACTGTCTGATCCATCCTACTACGGTGGTCAAGACTCTATATACGGGTGGAAGATAAACCGCTGGATCGGCCCTGTCAAAGACGCTGCCACTAACGGCAACAACCCTTCAGTTCCTGACCTGACGTGCGCTTGGGGCCTGCGCACTTCTCTCATCTATTCTTAGTCCATCTCAAAGGAAACCAACATGGCAAAGACTTATACCGCGAGCGCACTCGGCATCGCGTTTGCTTCCAACAAGTCCCTTCTAGGCATTTTCAACGCCCACGCCACTCGCAAGGTGAAGCTGTACCGTGCCTGGGCTTTGAATAACCAGACGTCCGCTGTTACTGGTGTTCTTACCAGTATGCTGCTACGAAAGATCAGTGCGTTGTCAGCAGGTACTGCTGTTACCCCCGTGGCACACAATACAGGCGACGCCTCCGTGGACTTGACCAGCGTTACTTGCGTAACTGGCGGAACATTTACCAACACTGGCGACAACGCCTTCCGACAGGTTATGTGGTCCGGGGACGAGCCCGCAGTTTCATCGGCCACTTCAGACGAACTTCAGTGTATCTGGCCTCTGATGTGCTTCTGGGACTCGACTGGAGACGCCAACATCGAGCCCTTCGTCTGCAACACCACAGAAGGCATGCACTTGGTGCAACCGGGCGCTAACGCGGTCGGCGTGCTCGACGTATTCTTTGAGTTTACGGTGTCCTGATGAAAGATACCCGCGTTCTTCTAGACGACGTTCGCGCAAAGATTCCACCAACAGCAAAGGTACTTGTATGCTGGATTGATGACTCAAACGTGATGCACGCGTCCCAGGCAAACGTAAGCCAATCGGACGTAGTTCGCATTGCTGAGTCACTTACCCACAACGTTCAGACCATGCCAAGCGGAATTCTTCGAGCTAGCCATGCGTAGGCAATACCGCATATCAACCCAAGCCAACTGGCAGTCCATGTTTGGACAGGCCATCTTGGCGTTCATGAACACGTCCGGCAGCGGTCGGAAACTCACTTTTAGGTCATTCGAGATTGGGATTAACTCGGTTGCCGGTGCAGCCAGCCCTTCCGCTGCCGCCACCCTATACAGATGTGGTTCGGCGTCAGGCGAAGACATGAATTTCATGCACATTCACATGGACTCCACTGCTTCTTTTCCTTCGAGGGTAGTGGTGCGTCGTGGTGGTGGCGGGGACGTGTACACATCAATTTTGAACAAGGTTTCAACCAACAGATCCGGGGCCGCTGCGGGCACGCAGAACACACTGAACAATCAGGTTCCCTTCGGAAGGTACGGTAGTGTTCTTAGGTCACAGAAGCGCACCACCGTAGTAGTGGACCCGTTGACTGTAAATACCGGTGAAGCTCTTGTTTTGATGGCTACCGACGTTCGGGCCTCCCTACCTGTTCGTGTTCATGCCATCGCTTCGGTTGACGGTAGGACAGTAGTGTGGGAGTACGTAACGCAGACTGTCCCGGGTCTTAGCATATTCAGTATCGAAAACACGGGGTCTGCGGCAGTCAAGCTGTTGTCACTTGGCTTTCAAGAAGTGGGCACCACTGACACACCCTACTTGCGGCTAGTACCGGTAGGTCAGATAAAAGGCGAGTACGTTGACGATACTAGCCGACAGATACAATCCTCCGCCTCTGCTATGGATTCGACTTATCCGGCACTCACAGCTCTTAAGGTGTACACCGACGTCGGGTTTGTACCATTCGGCGTCCCTGAGCAGTACCTTACAGACACAACGGCGGGTACTCCAAGGGGGTTCAACTACCTGCACACGAAGGACTTCAACGGTCCTACGGTGAGAGCGTTCTTCCCCGAGCTTGAGTTCAACAAGCCCGGCGGTGCTACGGAAGACATGCTTGGCCACGGGTATGCCATGAGAATGGTGGATGTTGGTGTGCTGCGGTCTGGCATAAGCATCAACCCAGGTGAGGGGCTGGCGCTTGTTGCTTCAGCAGAGACGGCAGTAGGCGTGCAAGCTGCGTTTTCAGGGTGGCCGAGCCTTACGTTCGCAGCTCAGGTTGACGATGAACCTCAGTCCAGCCCTTACCTTAGTCTTACCGGTCTAGTTTCCGGTAGTGATATTGTGGTGCTGGTGGCTGGAACCTCAACTCTTCTTCAACAGATTGATTCATACAGCAGCACCGCGTGGTCCTGGAACTACGATCCAGACTCGGTTACCAGTGTTGATGTTTGCATCTACAAGAACGGTTACGTGCCGTTCGCAGTTAGGGCACTACCACTAACAGTGGCGGGTGCAGCTATACCAATCTCGCAGTCTGTGGACCGCAGCTTTCAATAGAGGAATAGATCATGGCAAAGATTACTTCGCGTGCCGGGCTAAACGTAGGCACGGAACTCACTGTAGACGAGACCGGCAAGACCTTTACTCTCAACGTGGCAGGCGGGCTGGTAGCAAAGGACGGCGTAACACTGCAAGCCTTGTACTCCAAGTTCGTCGAGCTATGGGCAACCAGTACCTATCAGGACAGCCCATTTCCGATGTATGCCATCGACGCGTTGTCTGGCCAATTCCAGTTCGGCACGGACGGCGCCACCTTCAGCGGCTGGAAGCCCGCCAGTGACGCCACTCGTCAGATGTTGCGGGACGGCGGCTGGTCCGAGTACACGGCGTCAGGAACACTAGCACGACAGTACGCTGGTGTGGTGGGCCTGGGCGTGGTGTCCTCTGGAGCCCAGCTTTACTACCAGAAAGTGTCAGGAGGTTCGCCAGCCAACTTCACTTTTACTGACCAGTGCAATGAAGGCATCCAGGTATACGGTGACATCGTGGCGGACGCAAGCACTACCACTTTCGACAACCGGACCTACATGAAGACGTTTGTCCGCGAGTACCAGAAGAAGTACAAGGACTCCGTGCTGGCGGACACCGGTAAAACAGCCACTGGCGCGTTCCTGGTAAACATGCTGCTGGCAAATGAAACAGACCTGGACATAACCGTTGCGGACGCCTCTATCGGCACCTCCCCATACAGCGAAATCAACGTCAAATACTTCGCCGGTCCCTTCAGCAAGGACGTTGACACCACGGGTAGCGCCCGAGACTTCGGCATCGTGGTTGATGTTGGCACACACTCAGCAACGGACGGTGTCACCAACGGTACGGCTCTCATCACTACCGCTGCCACCGGCATCGTTGGTGCTACCTATGCCGGCGGCACGGTGGTCGTACACGAAGGTGCGGGCAAAGGTACTTACTCCATTTCCGGCACGCCATCGGCCACCAACGTCGTTACCACTACGACCATTCCCGGTTCGGCCTCTGGAATATCGTTTACTCTACAGAGGGCTGTGCCTGTTGTGGCCTCGCTGCAGCAGATCTACACCAAGATCCAGTACCAGTTGCGGCAGAACAGCAACATCAACGGATTGGCCAGTGCTGGCTCCGTAACCGGCAAGACTGCTTCTATCCTGCTCAACTTCGTCGGCTCCGCGCTCAAGGCTGGCTTCTTTGCACCCACCAACCCAAACGGCGGCGGCTCTGGCGTGACCATCCAAGGTTACGCAGTCGCAGACGTGAACAGCTTCACGTCCTACGACAACACGGCAGCGACTCGTGACTATCCGTATGCTTCCGCTGGTACGAT